CCACTGTATATCTTGTTTTGATATCTGTTCCACCATAAGTGAACAAACCACCAATAACATTTGCTTCTGTTAATAACTTAACAGGATCTCTCGGATAATCTTGTGATACTGTTGCAAGACCTGTTGCCCAAATAGGCATTGCTCTGAAACAATTAGCTAATGAATTGATTACATCGTATGCTTCTCTTTGTGTTGTAACAGCATAATTATATGTGAATCTGGGTTCATAATTTCCATAACCATCTTGAGCAAGACCATCACAATATTGAGCGATTGTGTATAATGTCCATTTATCAACTAATGATTCATCAACACCAAGACCATATCTATCATTTGTCAACCAATCATAATACACCCAAGCTGGATTGTTTGTATATCCTGTTGTAAATGTTCCAGTCCAATCACCTGTATATGCTCTTGTTTCTGGATTATAATTATCAGGATATTTTATTAACAAACCTTCGATTTCATATGAACGTGTTGGAACCTGTGAACCAAATTTACGAGCATCAACTTCAACACCTATTAATGCTGTATCTGGATATATTAATTTTCTATCAATAATTTCTGTATATGTAGACCAGTATAAAACTCTTTGACGTTTTACACTTGAAGAATCTTCTGTACGTTTCTCAACTCTAATATCCCAAGGACCTGCACCATATGATTCAAGATTAGAAATCTTAATTGACCATTGATATGCAGAAACACATTTACCTGTTTTACTTGAAGCGTGAGCGGATGTCCATGTTCCGCCATTTGGTCTTATAGATATTCTATATGAGATTGTATCTGGTAAAATATCTCCTTGGTCTGTTTGTTGAAATAATGATGGAATGTATAAAGTTACTCTTACAGCATCAACATCATCACTTGATAAAGTTCTAGCTATTGGATTACCATATTTTATTTCAACACCAACTGATATTTCAGATTCAGATGTAGGGAATCCAGAAAGAACACTTTGGTCAGGTGTTCCATATCTAAATTGTGTGGATACGCCTTCATAATTATACAATTCAGTTAGATCATTTTGTAATGGTATATCATTGATATATATAGATTTATCTCCATCAGCTAATCCATTAATTTCACCTTCACATAACAAATCTACAAATCTAGCATTAGTTTTTGCCTGTAAAGTATTAGGAGCTTCATAAGGAGGATCGGGTTCATCTGGTCCTTTTGAACCATATACAATTAGATCTTTATCTTTATCTGTCATATTAAACATCCTCTACTACTAACGCTGATGAAATTACTGTTGAACCTATTTGAAATTTACCATGAACAACTGGAATTGGACCACCTTGCTCAATTGTGTTGGTCGGTCCATTGAATAGATATGAAGGTCTTTCATCCGGTTCCTCTCTATCTGCATAACCTGTTGATAATGCAGGAGTCATAACTGTTGCAATGCCTCCTATCATTAATGATGCTCCAAACATAGCTGCTGCTCCATAACCACTTTCCATAAATGCAGCAAACCCCATTCCAGCAGGAGCAAAATATATTGATGCTGCAATAATAACAACACCAAGAATTATTTGAAACCAACCATCGTCGCCAGAACCAGCAGGGACAGGAGTAATGAATATATCTTCATCATCAAATTTCATTGTTAATGTTTCAACATTTAATGCTTTTGATTCATTATTTAAATCTTTACCACGAACAACTCTATAATATTTATCAGCTTGAATTTCTCTACAAAATCTATTTCCTGTTAAAGAGTTTATTGCTCGCATAGCTTCGGCAGCGGATTGAACATCTAATTTATATTCTGGTTTGAATTTTTTACCTAAATAACCACCTAAATGAACTGTACGAAGCATTATTTATCTCCTATATATCTATAAAATCCTTGAATCCTATCTTTCCATCTATTTATTGGTTCAACATTTGATAATTTACTAACTAAATGATGTAAAACAGTATAATTCTTTAAGAAAATAGCTGCATGACAGGTGACTTTTCCTATTTTCATAAATACAACATCACCTTCCTGAACTTTTGATTTATCAATTCTTTTAAAATGTGCTGATTCAAAATTATTTTCTAACATTGATGGTTCTTTTTTCCACCAATTCATTTCTCTTGGAAAGTCTTTTATGATTATTCCTTTAACATTTTTATAATATGATCTAACCAGACCATAACAATCCCAAACGCCGTGAACGAATGGGCGACCTTTTAATGGATAGTTATCAATATCATTTCCCCAAAATACAATTTCATTTGGTTGATTATTAATAAGATTAACCATTCCCCAAGGAACATCTGTTGCAATTTGCTGTAGCATATCATTCTTTGATAAATGTGGATAATTGTTGTGACTATGAATAATACATTGAATCTTATCTTCATTTAGAATGAATTGTTTAGAATCAATCTCAAAATTATTTTGTTTATCTGGATGTCTATTTTCTTGTGGTATAAACTCATCATCTATGAAAAAACCACATGCCTCATTTGGAAATATGGTTTTTGCATATCGGATGAAATCGTTAATTAATTTATTTGGAAACGGATGTTTTGTAATCATTATAATCTCATCCTTGCAACACTTGGAAAAGCTCTTGTTGGTAGTGGATCTGGTTTGTATGATCTCCAAGACGTTCCGTTGTATCTCTTTAAAACATTAGGTGTTAAATCTGTATCTAACCAGAAGTCACCTTCAGATGGACTACCTGGAGCTGTATCTGAAATTGTTAAATTATCTGCTGATGTTGCGTCTGCAAATGCACGTTCACAAGCATATCTTACTTCACAATCAGCTAATGATTGACCACAAACATCTTCTGATGCTGTAGTTGTATATATACCAACACGATTAAAATATGAGGGAACTGTTGCACTATCTCTTGTATATGGACAAGTAGCAAGAGTATAAATAAAGTCGCCATCTGAATAATATCTATATTTATGAGTGCAAGTATCTCGAATTATTTGTCTTTTAGGAAGTTTGGTTCCCTGAAAATCCATATATGATGATAATTCATATTCAATCATATACTTATTTTGAGCAACAATTCTTGATATAACAAAAATATCTTTTGGAAATTCTGCTGAAGGGTCTGCTTCTGATTCTCCATCTAAATATTTTTTAAAGGTTCTTCGTCTTGTAAATTTTACACCAACTAAATCTTCATATGAATAATTATATGGAGCAAATGTTAATAGAACATTACTGACTCTTATCGTTGGTGTTGGTAATTGACCTTCACCTGACATTTCAAACCCGGATGTTTCTAAATTGATTGGTGTGTATGATTGTGAATTAAAATATATAGGTGTATAATCATTATCAATAGAATCAGTAAACCGTAAAATTCCCGACCCGTCAGGAATAGTAGATAGATCAATTTCATATAAATTAATTAACTCACCTGTTCCTAAATTTTGAACATCAGATGCTATATCTACATTTACTGTCATAAGATTCCTCTTTAACTATCGAAGACTTCTTCAAAAGTTGCATTAATAACAATTACTTGTTCGGACAAAAATGATTTACTCCATTGTGGACATATAAATTTTTTCGATGTTGATTCACCAATTGGTGTCCAATCAAAACTATCATAACCATCTCTTGCTATAAAGAAATTAATCAGAGTTGTTGCATCGGTGGCATTCAAAGTCCATTCTAACGTCCACATATCTTTCTGTGTATTAATTCCATCGGATGTACGTTGAACATAACCATCACCAAAATCAGCTCTTAATATTCTTGGTTGTACAGCTTTAGATGATGAATATGTTGGTTTGATATTTGGTAATGTTGCCATTTACATTGTCCTCATTGTACTTCTGTTTAATGACCCACCAGGTCTTTGTTCATCAATAAGATATTTTCTCATACTCATTTCAATTTGTCTTTGAATTTCTTTAGCTTGAGATTTATTTTGTTGTTCTGAATATGGTTGTGAATTTGTAACTGTAATATTATTTACAATTGATGCCCCACCACCCATCATTTGAACTGGAATTGATTTACCATCAGGAAGTGGAACAATAGCTTCATTATATTTACCTTCACCAACAAGACCTAATGTTGGTTTAGATACAGTACCACCTGATGCAAATGCTTGAAAACCACCTTCCCATACTGCTCCATTAGCTGCTTTTTTCATACCACCAAGAGCTGTTCCGATTGTTGAAATCCATCCTGTACCGGATGATGCCGCAGCATTTAACGCCATCTGCCAAGCTAAATCCATTAGGGCATCTGAGACTCGATCAAGCATAGATAACATTGCATCTTCAAATGATTCTGTACCTTTTATCAAATCTTTAAATGTATCCTTGAATGCTGAACCTACTTCACCCCACAACTCATCATACAAACCTTGAATATAATCTGTATATTCTTCTTCTCTTCTTTTTTCTTCCTCTCTTAATTCATCTTCTTTTTCTAATCTATCTTTAAGTCTTTTTAATCCTTCTACACCTGGACCATATCTATTTTCTTCCAATGATCCAGTTAAACCTGTAGGTGATGAATATAATTGCCATTGTTCTTTAACACCAGGAATATATTCTAATTTACGTTTTTTATTATTAGAATCATCACCTGAATTATTTGATATAAAATCGTCAGTAGATTTTTTTGAATTTAATAAATAAGGATTTGTTTCTTCAAATGGCATATACAAATCACTTGCTGATGCAGTAAGTAAAGATTTTTTTCTTTTATCTAACCAATCTTGTCTTTCAAGGTAACCCATTTTTCTAAAATCACTCATTGTGATACCAAGTTTACCCATAGACTCTAAATCTGCTGCTTCATTTAATGTTCCTATAACACTTCTTAACCTTGCATATTTCATTATCTCAGCAAGATATCCGACTAATTCTTTCATTGAGATAGCCACATCTTTTATTGTTTGACCTAACTGATCCCAATTATCTTTGTTAGATATCCATTCACCAAACTCACCATTGATTTCAGAAATAACTTCTTTTAGAGCATCGTATGCTCCATTTTCCATTATCTTATTACCGAGTTCAAACCACTTATCTTGAATCATGGAAATTAAACCATCCCATGAATCTTTCATACTATCAGTTGCGCCACGGAATTTACTATCTGTTCTATTCCAAGAATCCCATAACATTTTTTCCGTATCTGCTACTGTATAAGATACACCATTTTTAAAACCGAGAAATGCATTTACACCACGTTCTTTAAACATATCTGCGGATTGTGCGCCGGCTGATAACATTCGACCAACCTGATTTGTAACATCTTCAATACTCATACCTGTAGCTGCTGCAAGGTCTGTGATTAATGGCATCCATTGGTTTATTAAATCTACATTACCTTTGAAAACACCTGCTAAATTAGTTGCTGCTCCCATTATTTTTTCAAATTCAAAAGGAACTTTAGAAGCTAACTTTTTCATATCAGCAAATAATCTATTACCTTCTTCAACACTACCAGTTAATATACGAAGACGTTTTGTTAAATTTTCTGTTGTTCTAGCAGCATTTATAAATGATTCACCCAATTTATAAATTGCCCCTGCTACAACGACACCGGAAATAACCTTTCCTAAACTAAGAAAGTTTTTCTCCATTGATTTGGTTGATTTACGAACTGTACCTTCTACTTGATTTATACTTTTAATCGCGCCTTTCTCATCAACCGTTATAGTATATTTTATATCTTTTGATGCCATAAGATCTCCGATTAACTAACATTTCTTGCTGATAATGCAGATGATAAATATGTTATTAATTGTTCAAATAATTCCTTTTTATTTATTACTTCTTCTAATTCTAATATATTCATTATTGCGTTGGTATTTATTCCACCCATACCATTTAGAAAAACATTAATTCCATATTTATCAATCAAACCAACTGCAAAATAATTTTCTTCATTTAACTCAACAAATCCAACTTCGCATTTTTTACAATCAGGATATTTATTTTTAGTCAAATGCATTTTAATACATTTTTCACATGATAACTTATCTTCACCCCTGAATCTAAAAGTAACATAATCTATTAAATTTTTTTTAAAGGTAGTTTAACTAAATCAGAATTCATCTTTTTTGCATGATCGCAAATAAAATAAATGATTTCCTCGCTGTAATTTAATAAAAAGGTTTTATTTTCTTCATCACACTTAATTGGTTTATCATTTTCATCAACTACACCCTTCCAATCTACAAGAGAATATTTAGCTATTTTTGTTAATATATCTAATATATTACTCTCTGAAGGTGATAGAGCTTTCTCTGATAATGGAAATGGTCTGATTAAAAACGCAATGTCCTCATCATAATCAAACCATTTCTCTTTATTTGCCTTCTTGTTTAGTTTTAACATATTACCCCCTTAATAATCTTAGCTATCAACTCTTGTCCAATTTTCAGATGCTACAAAGTTAAATGTAATTGGAATGATTTCATTCTGAGCAGCGGATGTAGAATAGCTTGTAATATATACTTCTGTACCTTTGAAATGAACAGTATCATCAATATATAATCTGAAATCATCAATAGCAGTTCCTGCATCATATGCTGCCTTTAATAGTTCTTGCCCTGTTGAATCTGATACATTTATATAACCAGATACAGATCCTGAAACATTTCTTGTGCCCATTCCATGAACTTTATTCATAGTGTCACCGAAAATTGGTGCTGTAAGGGCATCTTTTGTGTCGTCAATAGACCAATTTGCCATATCAGCAACTAGATCTGTTCCAAGTTTAACGCTTGCATTGGTTCCTGATAGTGTTGCCATGTTATAATCTCCTATGTCTGTTTATAACGTATTTGAAATTTGACTAATGCAACTGCTGCATTGTCTTGGACACCTCCAGTATAAACTTCGGTGTCGCCTATTATTACATCATCTGAATATGTGAAATCGCTTGATTCTAAAAAATTTTCAACATCTTCAGCGAAGTCATAAATTTTAGTTGTATTGGATAACCCATCTGTGTGACTCCATAAGAACATCCTAATATTCATTAAACGGATCTTTTCTCGACCCATTAAATATTCTTCAATCTCATCAACATCACAAAAGAATGATACAGCGGGTTTTAAATTGAAGTCTTCCCAAACATACATACCGATACGAACATCTTGAATTGTGGTTTCATAACCATTAGGTACGGTCAAATATTGAACAATATCATCTTTGATTTGATTTAATATTGTCTTTCTGGTTGTTGTTTGCATTATTTGACCTCTTTATTTATTGAATCTATAATTATCTGTTGAATTTTATCTATATTGTCACGAATTGCAGGTTGTAGAAATGGTCTTGCTGGTAATCTTTTTGTCCCAAGTTCATGTAAACGTGCATAATAAACATTAGAACCAATCTCACCTATAACATCCGTTCCGTCTTTTCTTACGTTTGAAAAAATTGAACTTCTTAATCTACCTGATCTAACTCTTAAATTTCCTGGTTTACCAAAACTGTTTTTCGCTTGTCCTTCAGCATAAAACATTGCTTTACGAACACCTTTTAACGTACCATCATCAATTTCTTTTTTTGTTTCATCAAAAACCTTTAATGATTTTTTATCTAATTCAAGTTTTATCATTAATAAACACCTACACTCGAATATCTTTTAAGAATGTTGATTGTATCTGGTAGAAATCCTTGCTGTAATTTTGTAACTGAACCATCTGGTCCTGACTTTTGTGATACGTCAATATTATCTTTTAATTTATATAACCGTGCTACTTCCATAATACATACCTGTTTTAAATCTTCTGGTGCAGATGTATAACCCGCATTATATATAACTTTGATATTTCGTAATCCTTCTGGAAAAACCTCATCTTTAAGAACAATTCTATCATCAAGAATAGCAAAATCAGTTGCGGTGTAAGTAGAATCAGTACCCCATGTCCAATCATAATCTGAAGCAAGTAAGGAAACGGAATTTACAGGTATGTTTTTAGGAAAGAGGTCAGGTGTACCAGACCCAGATTGATATTCGGTATAATCTTTAGCAATGAATTGTTCGATTCCACAATACTTGTGAAATGCAACAGTAACTCTTGTAACGAGATCTTCTAGAAGGTCATCTACGATTGTATCACTTCCTGTCATTCCTAAATAATCTTTTACGTCATCTAATGACGCTAGATCGTAAGATGCCATATTTAATCTCCATAATAAAAAGGGGACCACCGAAGTGATCCCCATTTAGATTTACTTAACTTCTATTACGCAGTTTTCATATTTACAAAGTTAGCTGCGAAAATAGGAGATCCTGCCATACGAACGTAGAATCTAAACAATACTTGGTACTGTTTGAATTGAGTTGCACCATAAGGGTTAACTTCAATTGCTTGACTCATAGAACGAACAGCAAGAGCATAATGCTGCAGATTACCAAATGTGATAAAATCTGTAGAAGTTGCGTCTGTTCCACCAATAGCTTCTACAATTTCAAATGGATAACCAGCAATTGTTGATGGATTCATGCTCATAAGAGGGGAATCCGAAGCACCATATTTCAGGTTCATGATGTAAGGCATAACACCACGTGGTACATAGAATTTAGCTCCTCTTGATTTGTTACTTGCAATACCATAAATAGCATCAAAGAAGTTTCTTGATACCATGTCTTCATATGAAGTTGCAGTATTAGAAGCACCAAATGTAACATCTGTAGAACCACCACCTAAAACACCAGTAAACGGAGTTGAAGTTCCATTGAATACTTCGTCATCAATTGTCTGACCCAGAGCTTCAACAGCATCACGAGTGATGTAAGAAACCATATCAATCATAGCGTCGTCTAATAGTTCTTGGGAAATTGTTCCCCAAAGACCAAAACGTCCCGCTGTGATATCAACGTCTGCTGAACCTGGTTCACTTTCACTAGATGCAGCTTCTTCTGCCGCATATGTCAAGGAAACAGATGTACCCTGGACAGGAATATGTAGAACATTACCAGCCATTGGGAATCTACGAGCATCATTCAATGCAACACTTGTTAGACGAGCATTTTCGATTACTGTATTAAACCATTGTTCTGGTACATATTCAAGACCTTCACCAGCAGTACCTTCCTGCATAGCTGCTTTACGAATAGCTGCATTCTTGCTCAAAGGAGCGAATACATCAATAACTTCTTTAACTACTGCGTCACGATCTTTTTCATTCTTTGGCATAAATTCAGGTGCGTCTTTACCCTGAATCTTAAAGTTGAAACCCTTGTAATAATCAGGAGAACCAACTTCGATACCAGATCCTCTAAGAGCATCTGTTTTAACAACTGGAGTTTCTTCCAGCTTCTGAACTTTTTCATCAACTGCTTTCATTCTTTCTTCAAAAGAGTTGATTTTTACTTCGATATCTTTAACACCATCTTTTACAGCTTTGGAAATGAATTCCATTGCTTTCTTTTCTTTTTCGTCCATTGTATATTACCTACTATGCATAAATTTCTCCTTATGTTAATAGGTTAGATGTTTAGACTCGCGTCTCTATAATCTCTTTTTAACTTGGAGATGTGGATCTTATAGATCCAATAAATCGTATATATGTTGAAGTGAATCTTCTTCTTTTTGTTTGATTTCGTGATCTGTCAACATTTCCCAGATATAATCGAAATCTGTTTTATCCACTTCAGGATTCTCATTTATAGTTTGTTCTGTATTTTCATCAATGAAGTTGTCATCTAAGGATTTTTCCATTTCATCAATTGTATCTTCAACTTCATCAATGAACTCTTTTTCTTCTAATTCATCTGCTAATTTCTTTAGATACAATTCAATCTCTTTCAATTCAAGATCATCAATAACTTCATCTTGAACAGCTTTCTGAATTGATTTTGATTGAACTAATGCAAGCGGATTTGCAGGTACAGGAACTGCTGATATTTCAAACAATTCTGACTTGTTAAACACATAACCATATTTTGATTTCTCATTCTTTTCTGCTTTATCCCAATCTGGAGCGAAACCAATACTGAACGCATTGATATATCCACCTTTTGTTAACTTATATACGCTATCAGCAAAGGAATTTTCTTCTGCGGTTGCATATTGTATCTTAAACATTAATTTGTTATCTTCTTTCCATACTTTTGTTGCTTTTCCAATAGGTAGTGAATCATGTTGATGTGCCCAGAGGACAATCGGATTCTTTTTGTAATTCTTAAGATCGATTCCATCAATTTTAACGATGTCTCCATCTCTATCCGAAACTTGTTTACTACCAACAGCAACGATCTCACGTTTT